CTGCAAGTCCTTACAGGATGGGCTACCAAATGATAAATAGGATCAGAGGTCTCATCCAACCGTATGCTAGTCCAGCATCACTGGTGGGCTAATGGCTGCAATAAGCACATTACGTGGCACTTTAGCAACCGCACTTACCAATGCAGGCGTGTGGTCTACCTTTAGTTTTCCACCAGCAACTCTTCTCGCAAACAGCGTGGTCGTAACTGTGTCAGATCCTTACATCGTACCTAGCAATAATAGCCAGACAAGTATTGCGCCTTTGGCTAACTTTAAAATTTTAGTGACAACACCTGCATTCGATAATCAAGGCAACCTAAAAGGCATAGAAGATTTTCTTGTAGCAGTAGTAAACAAACTAGCGGCATCTACCCTAGTCTATAACATATCAAGTGTCTCCGCTCCAGCTATAACTAATGCAGCTAGTGGAGATTTATTAACGTCTGAAATCACCGTATCAATCCTAACGAGCTGGAGTTAAAATGAGTTCACAAACAGAAGACTTAGCCTTCTTAATCAAGATAGGCCAAATCAAGGAAGCACCAAAACAAACCGCACAAACTAAAAAAGAAGAGGAATAACAATGGCCATATACTTAAATAACAATGTAGGCGTTAAATTGGCTACTGCCGCTGCGCCTACAACACCTTCAATAGATATTAGTTCTTATGTAACTAACGCTGTAATCAATCAAATTGTAGATGAACTTGAGGTCACTACAATGTCAGATCTTAGCCATCGTTTTGCTCAGGGCCTACAATCTGCCACATTTACAATTGATTTTCTTAATGAGTGGGCATCTTCTCAGGTTATGCAGACACTTAATGCTGCATTCGGTCAGACTTTAGCCGTATCAGTAATTACAGTTAAAGGCACTACAGTCTCAGCTGCTAACCCTACTTACCAATTTTCAATCCTGGTAAACAACCTGACCCCAATTGGCACAGGTGGCGTGGCTGAAATTGCTAGTTCTAGCGTGACCTTTACAGTAAACTCAGTAGTAACAGTGTCACCATCGGTGGCGTTCTAACTAAGGAGTAATAATGGCAAAGCTAAAGATAACAAGGGCTAATGGTGAAGTATCTGAGCATAAGATAACACCAGGTGTCGAGTACGCTTTTGAAATTAGTAAAGGCATGGGCATCTCTAAAGCTTTACGTGAGTCAGAAATGCAGAGTCACATTTATTGGCTAGCATGGGAATGCTTACGCAGATCGGGTGCGCAAGTACCTTTATGGGGTGCAGAGTTTATTGACAGCTTAGAAACTGTCGAGGTATTAGACGAAGAAAAAAAATAGTCCAGCGTGATTCCATTCTCTATACAGTGGCTGCTATAAGTGTAGAGACTGGAATTGCGCCTAGTGAGTTTATTAACATGGACTCAGACATGCTGTCGGCAATTGTGCAGGTGCTAACAGATAGAGCTAAGGAGATCAAAAATGCCAGCAGAGGTCGTAGGCGTTAAAGATGTCCTTAATGGACTCAGTTTTATCGATGAAGATTTAAGGCTTAAAATTAGCAACGCTATTGATCCGTTAATGCGAGCAGTGGCAGAAAAAGCCAAAGGTTTTGTGCCATCTAATACACAGGTGCTATCAGGTTGGTCTAAGTCATTATCTTCTAATATTGATCGACCATTTCCAAAGTATGATGGCAGTGTAGTTAAGGCGGGTATTGGTTATAACCCAGGTAAAAATGTAGCCACAAAGAATGGTTGGCAAGTAAGCCAATATGTTTACAACGTAAGCAGGGCTGGTTCTATTTATGAAACCGCAGGCAGATTAAATCCACAAGGCAGAGCCCCATTTACATTTAGACATGAAGGTAGCGGCACTTACGTTAGAAGATCTGCAAAGAGCCAAGCGTTAGATTTTTATGATTCAAATAACCCATTTGCTAGTCAGCAATTTATTGGTGCCTTAGAGCCAGTAACAAAGCCTAAAAGAGTGCCAGGCGCACGTGGTGCAACTGGTCGAAAGATGCAAGGCCGTTTAATCTACAAGGCTTGGGCACAAGATAATATAAAAGTTTATGAAGCGATATTAAAGGCTGTAGATAAAACAGCTGTAGAGTTTACACGCAAAACTGAAATTAAGAAGGCGGCATAGTGGCTAATATATTTGTAGCAGCTTCGGCAACTTGGAATGGTAAGGCTCTTAAAAAGGCTAAGCAAGATGTAAACGTATTTGATAAGCAAGTTAAAAAATTAGGTGGCACACTTGCCGCAGCATTTTCAGTCAGAGCAATAACTAGGTTTGGCAAAGAAGCAGTAAAAGCATTTATGGCAGATGAGAAGGCCGCCAAGTCTTTAGAGCAACAATTAAAGAATACTGGCTACCAATTTAGTGGCCCAGCCGTAGAGATGTATATTGCTAATCTACAGAAAACTACAGGCGTATTAGACGATCAATTACGACCAGCATTCCAGCAATTATTAACAGTAACAGGATCACTTACCACAAGCCAGGATGCATTAAATACTGCACTAAATGTAAGCGCAGCAACGGGTAAATCATTAACCGAAGTTACCTCAGCCTTATCACGTGGCTATGCAGGTAATACTACCGGTCTAAGTAGATTAGGTGCTGGTCTAAATAAAGCATTACTAAAGACTGGCGACATGGATAAAATCATGGCCGAACTTAATAAAAAGTTTGCAGGTCAGTCAGCAGCTAGATTAACTACTTACGCTGGAAAGATGGATCTATTAACTGCAGCAGCCGCTAATGCACAAGAAATTATCGGTAAAAGTTTATTAGATTCTTTAAGTGCATTAGGTGATAATAATAGTATTGAAGGCTTAACAAAAAACATGGAAGATTTTGCCACAGCTACAGGTGATGTAATTTATGGCCTAGGCATAGTGGCTAAAAGAATTAAAGAATTAACAACCATACCTGGACTAGGCAGTCTATTCGATGTTAAAAATATACCAGTCATAGGTGCTTATCTAGGTGGCTTCCAACAAATAGGTAAGAATGCTAGAGAAGCAAATAACTCACAATTTAACACTGTAGGCCGACCATCACCTGCAGAGATCGCGATTCAACTTAAATTATTAAAAGGCAAGAAAGACGAGTTAGCAATATTAAACAAAAAGAACGCGCTAGAAAATAAGAACGTAGAAGAGTTAAAAAAGAAGTTTGACCTAGAGCGCATAGGATTAACGGCTGCATTAGCGAAAGCAACCGATGAAGAGACTAAGTTACGCCTACGGGCACAGTTAGCAATCTTAGATAATAACGATGCTTTGGCTAAGAAAATATTGGCAGAGATGGAAGCAGCCGAGGCATTAAGAAAATTAGCTGAGCAGGCAGCGGCAGCTGGTAAGAGTATTACAGAGTTTGCTTTGGTTCAGGTTAGATCTTTAATTAATAGAATCAATGCTCAGATAGAAAAGATTAACGCACAATTTGGATTACCTTCAACAACTACAAGCGTACCTTCTGCTGCTACTTCATTACCTGCTAGTTACTTCCAAGATCTAGCAGTTTCATTAGTCGGCACTACTGGGTATAGTGGAATGAACGTTGCGCAAATTGCCACAGAAAGAGCTAGAGAATCAGGCAATAGATCAGTAGATGTCAATCTAAGCGTTAGCACTCCATCTGGTGATAGGTTTGCTCAACTTATGGCAGAAAGTATACAAGTTGCTGGGCGTAGTGGTTATAGCACAGCACCTAATGGCGGATTACCATAGTGCCAATACCAGTAATAAATGCAGTAATTAACTTTAGCACTGGGCCTAGTTTTGCCCAGGCCATGATATTAGATACAGGCATATTAGGTACTAACATATTAGGTGATTCAGCATCCGTAATTGTAGACGTATCTAATCGAGTTAATCGTATTGAAACTAACCGAGGCCGCACTGCACTATCAGATCAATTCCAAACAGGCTCACTTAGTTTAACTATCATAGATCAAAATGGTGATTTTAACCCACAGAATGTTACTGGGCCATATTACAATTTATTAACACCTATGAAGAAAGTACAGATTACTGCTACTTATGGCAGCGTTACTTATCCTATATTTTCTGGATTTATCACTTCTTATGTAACTAGATACCCAGATGAATCATCCTCAGATTTAGCAACAACTACTATAGAAGCTGTAGATGCATTTAGATTAGTTCAACTAGCGCAAATTAGCACAGTTGCAGATTCTGGTGCTGGACAATTATCTGGCACACGTGTAAATAAATTATTGGATTCTATATCATGGCCAGCGACTATGCGTGATGTAGATGCAGGACTAACTACTATGCAAGCAGACCCAGGCACTAACCGCACAGCATTACAGGCGTTAACTACTGTGGCCACGTCTGAGTATGGTGCTTTATACGTAGATGCATCTGGGTCGTTTGTATTCCAAGACCGATCTGTTACAGCTGGATCTATAGGTGGCACACCTACAGTCTTTGCAGACAATGGCACAGGCATAGATTATTTTGATGCTAGTTGGATTCTTAACGATGTTTTAGTATTTAACAAAGCCACTATTACAAGAACAGGTGGCACTGCACAAGTAGCCTTAAATCAAGCAAGCATAGATAAATACTTTTTACACAGTTACTTTCAAGACAACCTACTTATGCAGACCGATGCCGTAGCCCTAGATTATGCCCAGGCTTATGTAGCGAGTAGAGCTGAGACCAGTATCCGAGTGGATGCCATAGTGCTTGACCTATACACCAATAATTACAACACAGGCATAATTGCAGCCCTAGACCTAGACTTTTTTGATCCGATAAAGGTAATTACTACACAGCCAGGTGGATCTTTACTAGAGAAAACCCTACAGATTTTTGGTGTAAGAATGAACATAACACCGAATAGTTGGAAAACCACGTTCACGACATTAGAGCCAGTCATAGACGCATTTATCCTAAATGATACGATTTATGGCACTTTAGACTAT